TTCTTTTAGAAAGATTTATGTTATATGGTACTGAGGCAGGTGCTGAAGCCGAACCAACTAAAGTTAAATTAATTGTTGCGTTTTTTTCTTTTAATAAATTAAACGCCTTTTTAATAAAACCGTTATCCGCATTGTCAATTGTATTAAAGTTGTCGATAATTACCGTATCATAAAACTCTTTAACCTTTTTATTTGTATCACAATATGTCGTGTTTGTTTTACAATAAGACAAATCAGATTTAAACACCGCATTGGCTTTCTCCACATAATTACTGACGAATGACGGAGCGGTATAATTATTATAAGTAACATTAAAAGGTACAGAAGAAACCGTTTTATTTGTATTAGGGTCAGGAATGTCGTTAAAAAAATAGAACGCTAATTCATTAAATGCGGTTTCAAATTCGGTACCTGAATTATCTTTAGTATCCGCTTTACTACCACTATTTGCGGGAGTATTATTTTGTGTTGTAACTAATCCGCCCGAATTATCTTTAGGTATAGATTGATTAACCCCCTCTAACTCTTCTTTGGTTAATTGTGGGTTATTTAAAATTTCTTGATAGGTATACAAATCCTTTGTTGGTATTGTATTAAACTTAAGTCCTAATTGATAAATATCATACTTAACACATCCCGCAAAGAACGAATCAATAATTGAATTTAACTTTTCTTTACTTTGCCCTTTTAATTGTTTTTCAACAATAACATTCATAACTGAGGGGTGGTCAACAATAATTTTCCAAGAAAGTGTTCCTGTTCTACTAGTGTCTTTATAAGTATAAATTGGCTCAGGTCTACCTAAGAATGATTGTGAATTCCAATTCGCAGAACTTTGGTCTGAGAATTTTAAATCATAAGGCGGGAACCACATAACTCTACCCCCATTAGGTCCTTTTTCACATGTTGGTAATTCATCATATGTATATCCAGGTCTACTAGAGGTTCTCCAAGCTAAATTCTCAATAGAGAACATGTATTTTTTAGCAACCATTTTACCTTGGTTATTCATTTGAATGTTAGTAGAACCAGGGTTTTTAAGTGGTGCGATGTTTAAGTTGTATGTGTTATCAAATACAGAATTACTAAAACGTCTACCCGAAGTTGTAATACCGTCAGTTTTTTGTAAATCGGCATAAGTGTAATAAGGAGTATCCTTAGTGAATACACGGCAATATTCAATCCCTTTTTCAGCCCCTGTGGTAAAATCAGTATATGATAATACTTGAGAACCTTTAGTAATTTCTTTATACCCATCATGGAATACTTTACTAACTTGATTCATCGCATTACCAACATGTTTCAAACGAGAAATACCCGTAACATTATCGGCAGAATTAATTAACCTTTGTGTTTGGTCTAAAATTGAAGAGTCCTTAAAGGTTATGTTTGTTGACTCGTCTCTTGTATAATAACTACTAACTTGGTTAAACTCGGGGTCTAAACTACCCGCACCTCCACCAGGAGTCGCTTTAAATCCTGCGTTACCTTTATACTTAGGTGATGTCCAAACAAATTGACCATCAATACCACCACCATCACTTAATGGTTTTGCGGCAAGACCAAAATTTAAAACTTCATTATTACCCTCATATAGAATCGCAAGTTCTGAAGGACCATAAACAGGTGCTGGGTCCTGTTGTCCAAAGACATTAATTGGTATTTGATTTGGGGGAGATGTTATTGTTGATGGCTCAGCATTTCTACTACCAACATAATAACCACCAACTAAGGTACCATTATCAGGATTAATTAAATTAACCGCTAAGTTAACTAAACCTTGAGCAATACCCAATAATCCACCATATTGATTTTTATAATCAGGTTGATATCTATTATAATCAATATTACGAAATAATACCGACCTTTGACCGTTACCTGTATTGGCCAAAAATAATTCAGACGCACTTCTAGACGTGTTTAGTATCGGACCTAAAAACCCTCCTGTTAGTTGATTTATAACATTTAAAGCGTTTGATGTTTGTTGTGACAAAAATCCTGGCTTGTGTTGTTGAGTAAAATAATCACCAGGAATCAAAGAAACAGGCCAATATGCACTCGCTAATCTACTCGCCAAATCAAACGCGGCAACAATAGGATTTTCAGGAACCGTAATTCGATAATTTCTATAAACTAACGGTTCTTGTCCTGTTGCAATTAATGCGGCCTCAAAAGGGTCACTTAAAGAATCTAAATTAACTTGTCCAACTGTATTTTGGAATACCTCGGCAGCAATTCTTTGTTGAAACAAATAATTAAGTTGTTCCGCACCAATTTTTGCAATATAAGAATCTTGTGATAAAGAGCCATCAGTTCCATTCGGATTATCAGAAAATAATATACTGTACGGGGTATAAGAAGACGGTACAAATGTTGGGGGATTCCAATAAGGCTGATAAATTTTATTATTGTTTTGGATGTCCGTAACAATAACCATATCGTTAAATCCTCCTGAAGGACCATATCTATTTTCAATATAAGCAGCATCAATATAGAACTCATTAACTAAGTCTAATACCGTATCTGTTGGACTATATTCCCCTTGATTAGAGTTAACAGGTAATGGAGGTCCATTGTACGTAATTGTGGTGTTAAACCCACCATTAGGCCCGTATTCATTTAATGGGTATAGTGTCGCAGCAAATGGGGTGTCAGCAATTAAAACGTCTGGCGAATCGATAACATTACTTATTGATTGTTGTACTTCATAAGTAATAGGACCTGAGGGTGGCGTATAAACTCCTGGCACATCATATGGGTCCAAATTTTTGGCTAATAAGGTGTTTCTAAATGACGAACTGTTAACAAACGATAATGTGCTATTTGGCATTTTCTATACTTTTATTATAAATAGATATCATGTTTATTTTTATACCCTCATACTCGCCATTTCCATCAATTGTGCCTGATTAGAAGTTGGTGAGGTTAACCCATTATTGTATCGACCTTTAGTAACCGCAGTAACCATAGCTTCTTTAACTCCTGAGTTTTCAAACGCCAACATAAGTTGAGCGGTGTCAATATTTGGTGGTGCGGTTATGTTTAAATTAATATTAACAGGCCCCGATTCAGTCATTCTTGGTGAAGGCGTGTCATTTATATTATTTTCATTTCTATTATTAGACCCCGCTAACGCCGACAAAACTTCTTTACCTTTAGTGAATGATGCCAAAGTATCTTCAGGTAAAAATTGAACGTTTTGTCCTGGTAATTTCAACATATCTTTTGCAACTGTTGTTGAAGTCGTTTCGGGGGTTGCGGTGGTTTTTGTTGGTATTTTTTCAACCTTCATAAAAGTCTCCCCTAGTTTCTTACCACCATTTTGTAATATCTCAAGAAAAATGTTTTGTTCTTTTGCCAAATTTGAGGCAGCAACCGCCCCTTTATCTAACGCTTCAGCATAAGCCCCTTTCATAAAATTAGCGGTACTCTCCATACTTCCTTTAACAACATTAAAGGTTTCACTCATAGACCCCTCACCTTTAAATAATTTGTTAATTGAACCTAAAACTTCTTCCGCTCCTGTACCTAAACCACTTCTAAGATTTCTACTACTTAATTTATCTCCTGATAACGATTCGGCGGCAGCATCATATAATAGTTTTGGGGCCTCTAAGGCCTGATTGGCAACTTTAGTTCCCGCTAACGCTCGACCTGTTCTATTTGACATTGATTTTAAAGATGCGTCCATAGATTTCGAAATTGTTAGTTGGTCTTTGGCTAACTCTTCCATACTTTTAGGTTGAGCCATTTCTTTAAGAGCTTTCATTTGGTCAGGGTCTTTTTGTAATTCCGAAATCGCTTCAGTAATACCCAACTCTTTTCCTCCTAATTGGATTTTATATTCACCTCCAGCACCCATTTCGGCCATACCAGCAATTAATCCTTTTTCTTCTTCAGTAAAACTTGATGGAAATTTAATTTTCTGCATCTTATCGGCAACCTCAGCACTTGACAACGCCATTTTAGATAATTCCCCCCTACTCATACCCATGGCTTTCTCAACCTCCATTAACTGTCTCTTAGCCCCTGGCATAATCTCAAACTTACCATCTTCACCTAATTGAACAAATTGTTCACTCATTTTTGAGATTTGGTTTTGGAGTTCTGCGGGGTCATTTTGAGCCATATCCATTAAACGTAATGGGTCTAATAGTTCTGAATTCGCAACACCTAATCTTTGCATTGATGCCGCCAATTCAATCGCCTTATCAGGACTAAATAATTCATCAGCTAATTTAAGAGTACTATTCATATCAACTCTTAGTAATGAGGCTTGAGCCGCCATCTTGGCTAATCCTGAGACACCACCCGCAAAATTAAATTGATTTAATGCGGTCATGTTTGAAAGGACTTCTTTACTAACCGCTTGAGCATTAACCCCCGATTCTCTTGCAATGTTAACAACTTTACTCATTTCACCAGTAACTTGGTAAACTGACATACCAGCATCCTTAAAATTAGTAACAAGTTCTTTTGCGTTTTGACCCGTTACTTCTGAAGTGGCGTATATATCTTTATAGGAACTTGAGGTTAGTATTAAATTTCGACCTAATGATTCTGCAACATCTTTTTGAATACTAACAATGTCGTCAAAACTACCCCCCATTCTCTCTACTTCAGAGGCGGCGTCTGCCATAGCGGCCTTTAAGTTAACAATGTTTTCACGACCTTGTCCAAAAGATTTTACAATTGTTGTCGCTTTATCGTCAATTTCTTGAATTACCTTAGCGATATCTCCCGCACGTAAATTAGTTGCCAAAGCATCGGTAATTTTTCCAACACTTTGTTCGAGTGCTCCTTGGACTTTACTTAAAAAGTCTCCACCAGGTTCGTTAGTAGTTTCTGCCATAGGTTAAGTATTATATATGTATAAATACACCAAAAACAATTTTACTATTATGTTTTTGGCGTATTGTCCTCAATAATTCTGTCGATGAGGTACTTTCTCATATAAGTTGGCATGATGTGAAATTCGGTGTAAGATAACCTAATAAATCTCGCCAAAAAATAATACTCTTCGATTAAAAGTTGTTTGTGATTAGAAGAAAGGCCGAAAAAACTCCACCCCAAAGGTAATCTCGAAAGTTACCAAGTCTCCTGAAGGGGCTTTTACTGTTTTTGTTAAATCTAATGAAGGTTGATTTTCTCTAATGAAATTACGGATATATTTGGAATCCATAATTGGCATTGTGTTAATGAAATTTGCAATCTGTTCTTTGGAATCGTTTCCATTAATTTCAACAATTTGTTTTGCTAATCTCCAAGTAATAGTTGGTGCGGTTCTACCTGCGGGGTATTGCTCAGCCATTTTACTGATTTCAGTTGTTTCTGCAAAACTCAATGGTTTTAATTTAACACTAACCCCTGATTTTGGTAATGTTGTTGTAAAAAAACCATTTTCATCAGGTTGGTGTTGTGTTTTCTTAATATTTAACTCATCTAACACAACTGTATGTGTAAATGGTTTTCCTGTTTGTGAGTCTGTAACTGACACTTTATATTCAGGACCAAATGAAGTGTTACGTAAGAAAATAAGTACCGCCTCAATATCCCCATCCAATAGCTCTTCAGGTCTTAAATCATGTTCATAGATTTTACTACGTAATAATGTCATAATGATATTATCACTACTCATTTGTGACGCACCCATTAAGGCGTTTTCGTCATTTGCGGTTAAGTAACCGACTTTTATTGCTTTCTTTTTTGATTTATAAAATACACCACCTGAAGGTAGTTGTACTATATCGTGAGGTAAGTTAAAACTCTCCGTTCCTGCGTCAATGATACTTTGGTCCATATTGTTTGTCTTTTATAATAAAATATAAAGTAATTTCTTTTTTTTTAAATAGAAACAAAAAAAATCCACATACCTAAGCATGTGGATTTAAATATATTTTGACTGAAATATTTTTTATTGTAATTTTAGTAAACTAAGATACAACGGTCCATACGTAATGTTGCCGTAATACTCGCTAAAGCATCTGTATTATAAGCCAATGAATCGAAGTTAACATCCGATAAGAATGTTCCCTCTAAAATCCATTTCTCAACAACAACACCAGTTGGGTCTAACATTTCTAAATCGACGTTCTTTTTATATCCCGCAGCATAA